CGGTCCATGCATGTACCGGCGTTGCAATGCATATGGTAGCTGCACTTACCCAAGCAATGCAACAAGCCGGCAAGGTTGTGGCAGAGAACGAGGATAAGACAAGAAATGAATGACCTCAAAGAGCTTCGAGAACTCGCCCTGAAAGACTTCTACGTCTTTGCTAAGGGAGTTTGTGGATTCTCGTGGCTCGACCCAAAAGTCCATCTACCTCTCTGTCGGAAACTCCAAAAGAATCCAACTCGAATGCTAGTTGTGCTTCCTAGAGGTTGGCTTAAAACCTCAATCTGTTCCATTGCTTATCCTCTCTGGAAGTCGGTTCGAGATCCAAACTTCCGAACCCTGATTGTCCAAAACACCTACACAAACGCCGTCGCTAAACTAAGAGTGATTCGGGGAATAATTGAGAAGAATCCCTTGTTTCGAGCGCTCTTTCCGGAAGTACTCCCAACAAAGGACTGTACTTGGAAAGACGATTGTTTGACCTTAAACCGGTCTCGAACCCTCGATGCAGGAACCTTCGAGGCAGCGGGAACTCGAACCACGGTCATCTCTCGTCACTATGATTTGATAATCGAAGACGACACCACAGCTCCTGAACTTGATGACCTAAATGAAATGGGGGTTTGTCCCTTGAAAGAGGACATAATCCAAGCAATCGGTTGGCATCGTCTCGTCCCTCCATTGCTTGTCGCACCACTTGAATCCCAGAATTTCGTCGTTGGAACGAGATGGTTCCTGCAAGACCTAATTTCTTGGGTCAAGGAGAATGAGAAATTCTTGATTCATGAAAGGTCCTGTCTAGAAACAGACGGGGTTTCAGATGAGAAGGGAGAGGTAACTTACGAGGGTAGATTCTCTAAACCTGTTTTGGACGATTTGAGAACAAGGTTAGGTCCTTATTTATTCTCATGTTTATATTTGAACACTCCAATAACACCAAGTGAGATGATATTCCAGCCGGACTGGTATAAGTTCTACGACACCGAACCAACAAACCTTTTCTGTTTCACCACGGTTGACCCTTCAGGGGACCCAGAATTTACGAAGGGTGACCCAGATTTTAATGTGGTAATGACGACCGGTCAGAACCTCAAAACCGGGCAAATCTATGTTCTCGAATATTTCCGGGGCAAGTGCTCTCCGAGTGAGCTAATTGATAGGGTCTTCCAGCATGTTGAAAGGTGGCATCCGATTAAGGTTGGGGTAGAAACCGTCCAATATCAGGCCACACTTCAATTCTGGCTCCGAGAACGAATGCAAAAGGAAGGGAAATACTTTATCGTAGAAGCCCTTTCTCATGGTCGGAAGTCGAAAAGTGCTCGAATTCTCGGACTCCAACCTCTAGTCGCAAATGGGGTCCTTCTCTTTCGAAGATCGATGTCTGCTCTTCTAAACGAGTTCTCAATCTTCCCTTATGGGAAGAACGATGATATGATTGATGCACTCTCGATGCAACTTCCTCTTTGGAGAATAACAAGCGCTGTCCATAAAAGGCAAGAGAAGCAAGGACTTGATCAGTTTACGCTCGATAGTGTGCTTACAGAGGTTTCAGGTAGGATGAAAGTGTCCAATCCCTTCGAGCAATGTATTCAATCTCGGCTTGCGGGGATGTTGAACTAAGGAGGAAGTGGAAATGCCAACGAGTATTAGACAAGCAGCAGAAGCTAATCTTGCAAATGGAATACCTACTAGTCTAGGTCAGGCACTAGCCACAGATTCGATGCCAGTCGTGCTACCTGCACTTCAAGCTACCGCGATAACTCCACCGACCGCTGCCGCAATTGCCGCAGCAATTGTAGCGAATCCACCAACCAGTCCTGTTGGGGGGGTTGGTGCTCCGAAAGCGAATCTCGCTACTGAGGGAGCTGGAGCAGAAGTTGTAATTGCAATTCCGGCTGGGGTCAAGTTCATCGACTTTCTAGTCAGTCTCGCAGCCTATGTAGTTGCGAACGGGACTGCCGGAGCAACCTCGTTCGACACCAACCAGGGAGTCCCTTACCAGCCGAACTTGAACTTCAGGCTGCCCTGCCAGGGAGCGACTTTTCTTCACCTGAAGAGCACAGCAGCATCTACGCTCCAGTGGAACACAATCACTTAGGGGTAGTGATGGCAATTGCAAACATAGGTTTTCTATCCGACCCGCATCATCTGGAAGGCGACGTGGACCGTCTCGCCCTCATCGTCTCGGCGCGGGCCGACCTCATAACCGCCGGAGCCGAAGTCATCATCCAACTCGGCGATATCTGCCACCCGAAGAAGTTCTCTACTGGGGGAGCGAATGCTATCGCCGCCACGAAGGGCGACAACGTCGTCCCAACTTATTTCGTCCTTGGAAACCACGAGTGCGATCCGGATTCGGAACAGACAAAAGCCTCACTTCTTGCGTTGATTGACACCGGCCAGACCTCCTTTCGGATGGTGTACGACATCCCTGACAAGAACGTCCGGCTCGTTCTCATGGACGCCTGTTTTACTAAGGTCGGCGGAAACTACTACCCGTATCCTGAGAACTATGCCGCCATAACCGACCCCTGGTTTACGCCCGAAGACCTTGTTTGGTTGGACGAACAACTTCAGGCTGCCGACGACGCCGGGAAGTACAGCGTCGTGATGAGTCATCATCCGCTCGGTCGTGCCACTCAAACCATCCCGAATCGTATCATCGTCAACTACGAGGAAGCACGCGACATCATTGCCTCGCACAAGGTTGTCGCGGTAGTGTGCGGACACGAGCACGCTGGGCAGTGTGGCCCGGTTGACCGCAACTCTGTCGGCAGTCCCATCCTCTACCTTGAAGTCAGAGGCATTCAGAGAATTACTCCCGCCGGGCGTGGACAGCTTCTTGTCATCGAAGACGACTCTGGCTTGCCTAGCGTAACCCCCATCGGCGATGCCACGATGATAAAAGTAGTCGGGAAGGTCTGGACGGGGGCTGGAGGTGTAAACTCAAACTACGACACACCCGGAAACTGGCTCGATGAAGCAGCCCCGGACGGGCGGGAATGGGTCCAGTTCCGGCCTGCCTACAATAACCCGTGTTCGCTCAATGTGAATAACTCTAGCAGTCTCACCTCCGCTAGTGTACTGGATGTCCGGCCCGGCTATACCGCGGATATCAAGGTCACAGAATCCGCGTTTTACGTCCAGGGGATAAACATCCCGGCCGGAGCCAGACTGACTTCCTCTACCGGCAAAGAAATCTGCGTTGGATTCTTCGGTTATGGGATTCTCGGTGGGGAAGGTACGATTAGCGGCAACCTTATTCTGCGACTCCGCAATCCTTATACGAGGCACTTTTGGGACTTCACCGGCGATTACTCGGCTACAGGCAACATTCGGACACTAGTAGAAGGTACTGGAAGGAGCCCGGCCCTGAGTGAGGTTGTAGAGATAGATGTACCGGTGAATACTCCTAATGCGATATGGACCGGTGCAGGAACCACTGCGTTCGGCTGGACTGCCATATTCAACAAGCGAGTAACCATCAAGCAACTCATCGCCCGCTTAGACCTCGACGCAAAGGAGATGAACCTGAGTTTCCTCGGCGGTCTGAGTACCCCCGGATATAACGTGGTCGTTGGTTCTCCGACCAAGACGGGTGTGACGAATCTTGTCTTTGGTCCGGGTGTCGTTCATAACTTTGGCGGCCTTAACCGAGACGCATTGAGTTCGGTGGTACATTCGGTCTCTCTTGGCGGACGAGTGATTCTCAGCAACAATGTGACGCTCGCTGGTATCTCTACAATGTTCGGTTCCTCAATTATCTCTCTCGCTTTGGGCAAGACACTGGACGGCACCAGTGCAACACTACCGGCTGGCGCTTCTGTTGGAGCACACGTGCATCAGGGTATTGTCAGTAATCTCGCCTTGCCTGCAGCGAGTCCACTTTATCGGTTTGGAAGTACAGCAGATGTCAACAATGGGTTAGGCGTCATCCAATGTCCGTCTCCGATAAGCGGTGCGGGGCTTGCGATGGCAGCATAAGGGAGAATGAAATGCCTCTTGAGACACTCAACACAGCTGCCAATTTCGGAATTGCCGGTGCAGTGATTGTCGTCGTGATTCTGTTCCTCAAGCATCTCAAGGATGAGCGAGAGGCATTTTCAGTCCTCATTCAGAATCACCTCCACCAGTCAGCCGCTCTCTGGGAGCGGGCAGTGGATACACTGGACCAGATAAAAGAGACCCTTGTTAGATTGAATGGAAAGGGGAAGTAAGATGGCGGAGACAAAAGCTGGTTATAAGACGTCTGAATTCTGGCTCACAGCTGTTGCCTGGATTATTGGGCTGCTCCTTGCTTCTGGAGCACTCGACAGTCTTGCCGAGACCCATTGGGCAGTTAAGGTAGTTGGCCTGATTGGAGCTGCACTTGCGACGCTTGGTTATGAGGCTGGGCGGGCCAAGATTAAGGCAGGGAATGGTGAATGAGCGCCCTCTGGACAGCCCTCGGACCAGTTATTGCCTTGATTGTAAAGGCTCTGGTCGAACTCTGGTGGGAGAAGGGTGATGAACCTTCGACGGTCGAAGATAGCCATCCTGACCCTAATCTTACTGCTCGTCTGCGGAAGCGGGTGTCCAAACACAAGAACGATACTGGTTCCCACGGGCGAGCCGGTCCGCTTCAGACAGACGGTCCCTAACGTGAAAGTTTGGGTAGCAGATAAGGACGGTGTTTGGGTCGAGGGTGTCATGGACATTCCTGAGGGTTGGTACGCATTACCAGATTCAGGAGAATAGGTCATGCCATGCAAAGCTAAGAAGAAGCGTCACAAATAAGGAAAGGAGTTTAAGATGCCATGCAGGCATCGCAAGCACACTCCTATTACGTCCAAAGCTCAACGGGGTCTCTTCGGAGCTGAGTTGAGTCGCAGAGAGCGAGGAGTTAAGGGTCGAATGCCTGGAATTACGACTAAGGAACTTCGATCTCATCTTAGAGAGTCGAAAGGGAAGAAACTTCCTCGTCGAAAGAAGAAGAGGAAGTAATGATTAACCCAGGTTGGGTTCGTCATTTGCGAAGGGAGAATTGAAATGCCAATGGGATGGAGAACAATTAAGAAACTGATTTCTGGTTCTCGAGTGTGGGGTGGAAGTGGAACACCTGAAGATTATCAGGTATTTGGTGACACCGATGGAGCGTATGGTAAGTGGGATGCAAGTGAGGACAAGCTAGAATTTGTCAAGTCCTCCCTGAAGTTCTCTGGAGCTCAGGATGGTACTGAGCACCTTATAGAAGTTACGGCTACTGGACTTTCAGGTAAGCGTGTCCTGTGCTTCGGTGCGTGGGGCACGGAACTCGAGTCGAGTGGACTGGAGCGAATTTACTGGACGCCTCTAACAGGTGGTGGCACACAGACTATGAGGTTCGTGCGGGCGGTCGCTAAAGGCGAGGACGGTGCGATCGGCTGCCAGTACTACGCCGATTCCGACGCCCCCACTCCTGGACCGACGTCGCTGTCGGCGGCAGACTTCTTTGCCGTCGTCAACGCCGGTAAGTACATCGCCGCTAGTGTCGGCGCGACCGATGGGATGCACGCGACGTGGCACAAGGTTCAGGCTGATGTGTCCAGCGTAATCAACGGCAACGTCTACGCGATTTGGGTCGACAACCAGATTCACTGTGCTGTGGGGGGAGTTGAGTATGGTGTCTTCTGCACGACTGGTGGCTCGCGACCCAACGGGTTGCTCGGCCTGAACACATCTTCGAGCGGCTACGACAACCTGATTTACTGCGACGCAACCTTCAACAGCGGGGCTGGCACATGCTTCCAGACCTCAGCGATTCCTGGCACACAAGATGCTCGCATCAAGGTGTGGTACGACGGTAAGCAGTATTACCTTCCCCTGTATCGGTAAAAGGAGCCTTTCATGCCTAGCGAGAAAACTGAGACTAAGCCCAAAGAAGAGAAGAAACCTGCCGAGAAGAAGGTCGATATGTCGACGCCAGAGAAGCGAAGGGCAGCGGGAGTTTACTCGGAGTAAGGTAACTTAACTTTAGGAGGACTAGGAATGAAATTGCGAGTAATGGATCGATTGGTGCTGTTTGGTGTGCTTCCGACCTCGGCGAACTTTGCCACCTGGAAGACTCTCCTGGCCCTGAAGCGAGTCTTGACGCTCACCGAGAAAGAGAAGGAAGAGATCGAGTTCTCGACATCGGAGGATGGAACTCAGTACAAGTGGAAACTAGAGAAGGACATCGATCGAGACTTTGTAATCTCTGCTGAGGGACTGAAACTCATCCAGGATGGGTTCAAGAAACTCGATACAGGAAGCCAGCTCACCGAGCAACAGGCAACCGTGATGGAACGGTTTATGGATGTCAAGGCCGAAGTCTGATTGGGGATGATTCATGAGAAAAGAGCTTAAACCAAGCGAGTGGGTCCAAGAGATCAATCAAGGTCTCGAGTTCCGGCGTCAATTTGGATTGGAACAGGAGTGGCAGAACTTAGAGGTCCTGTTCTACAACCTGACTGGTTCCGGGCTTGGACCGAACTTGATCTCCAGCACCGGAGACTCTCTTCTCTCATCGCTAACCGTACCTTTCCCTTCAGTGACGGTGACCGCCTTGAGAGAAGAGTACATCCCTTCTGCTCGAGTAGTCCAAGCAGTAGACACCTACTTGATGCGGGAGCTTGCTGTTCCAATCCAGGTCGAGCTCGCAGCACTACACGCGTTCCTTTGGGGACGAGGGATAGTCAAGCTCGGATTTGATTCAGAATTCGGGTTCGACCCGGACTTGGACATTGGACTCGGCTCTCCTATTGGACCTCTAGGAACAAGTGTCTCTCAGTTCGATCGAAGGGGAGACATGATTGAAAGCGGAATCGCGAGACCCGGAATGCCCTGGGCTCTTTCATGTCTCCCTCATGATATCGTAGTCCCTTGGGGAACGAGAGAGATTGCAGACGCTCCCTGGATAGCCCATCGAGTGGTTCGACACATCGAGGACATTCGAGCAGACCCGAAATACTCTCACGCACGAGACATCCAACCGAACCTTTCGATGAAGGACTTCGTCTCCTCTTACAAAACGGTGATGAAGCCCTACCGAGTTGGAGTCTATCCGAGCGTGAGCGACAAGTTCGAGTATGTTGAGATTTGGGAGGTTCATGATAGAAGGACCCGTCAGGTTCTCGCAATCCCAATTGCAGGAGAGAACTTCCTTCGTAAAGACCCTGACGTGCTCCAGATAGATGGACTTCCCTTTGTCTCGTTCTCGTTCGTTCCGATTGCGAGGAACTTCTGGACCACCTCGGATGCATTCTACTTGAAGCAGCCTCAAGGGGAGCTAGATGATATCTCCATCCAGGCCTCAAAGCAGAGGAGGATCTCGGTCGCTAAACTCATCCTAATGGCTGATGCGATGGATGATGAAGAGATAGATAAATTAACTTCTGCCGATGTAGGGGCGATTGTCAGGACGAAGTCCGGTTTCAACCCGAAGGACGTGGTTACAACTTTCCAGAACCCCCCAAACGTCTTTCTCGCTAATGATGCAGACTTCGTTCGACGAAATGCAAGAGAGAGTGTTGGACTTTCCAGGAACCAAATGGGAGAGTTCGAACAGCGAGGTCGAAGAACCGCCTTCGAGGTTGCGAAAGTTGACGAGTACTCTGCCCGTCGGATGGGCAGACGACAAGTAGTTATGAAACGAATCTACGAGGAAATCTTCCGAAAGTTGAACCAGATCGTGTTCAACTTCTGGAAGACTTATCGAGTAGTAGAGGTAGTTGGACCTGCCGGGAAGGAGTGGGTAAAATTCACCGGAGACCAAATCAAGGGTGAATACGCTTATGATGTGACCTTCTCCGAGGAGCCCCCAATCGCTCAGGCAAGTCCGAGAAGTGATGCTCTTCAACTTTACACAGCTTTGAGTCAAGATCCAACCGTCGATCAAGTCGCCCTTCGAGACTTCGTGACGAAGGCTTTCTCCGACCCGTCAATAACTAGAATCTTTGAGGGAGGTGGACCAAATGCCGGTGTGGGATTACAAGTGTCAAAGGTGCAAACGGGTGGGGGAAAGGTTCCTCCACAAAGGTCCGCCCCCTAGAACGGTTCGATGTAAGTGTGGGGGGAGGGCGAAGCGGATGGTTGCACTAGCACGACCGAAGATATTCAAACCATTGACACTCGAACACATTAATGTGGAGGGTGAGGGAGCTCTTACATTTAATTCTGAAGGGGAATTACGTAGATACTGTCGGAAACATGGACTTGGTTCAGGAGCACTCTTATGATTACCGACGAGAACCAGAAAAGAGTTATTCTAAGGAAAGAGGGACCTAGATGGAATGTTATTTTTAAGGGAGACTTTATTTCAGGTCGAGATTACGTCCACCTGAAACGAGCTCTTGAAGTCCGGTATCGCGTTTATCTTAGGACCAGGGCTGTATCCAAGCGAAAGGAAGTTAAAGATGCCGCTAAATGAAGAAGAACTTGCTCAGAGAGAGTCGGACCTTAAAGAGAAGGAAGCTCAGATGCAGAAGACTCTAGAGGGAATCACTGGTAAGGTCAAGAGTCAAGAAGACCTTGTCAAACTTCTCTCTGATCCAGCGGTTCGAGAAGTTCTTGCAGCAAGGGAAATTGGACTTGATGTGATGGTTACGTCTAAGAAAAAGGGAGATCCCCCAGAACCCGATGTTGAACCTCCAGACCTCGAACAGCTCAACAATCGGGGACTGATTGAATATATGGCGAAGAGTGTGTTTCCTTCCGCTCTCAAGATTGCCTTAAAGCCTGTGATGGAAAGCTTAGCTGGAGTTAGGGGCTACGTCGACTCTCAGGAGGACGCGACCGTCCTCAAGCAGGTCGAGGAAGCTCGAAAGGCGTTTCCTGACTTTAACGATTATAAGGCTGATATCTTAGAAATATCCAGAGCGAACTCTGGCTTGTCGGTCCAAGAGCTCTATTATATCGCTCGACGCCGAAAAGGTGGAAAGCTTGAAGTTAATCCATCATCCGAGAAACCATCAAGTCCTGGTGGCAGGCCAGCTCAAATCAAGAAGGTTCCGATGAAGCCAGGTCGGGCTGGGTTTGACGCGAAACTTGCTGAGGCACTTGAAGGTCTCGAGGTAGAATAGAGGAGTAACCTGTGGCTACGTTGCCCGAACTAACCAGAAAGGTGGACGATGCGTTCACCCATACTTGGTATGAGATTCGTAAAGAGGCGGTTGATAACATCCTCGATGCGAATGTCGTGACCGCTCTCCTTCGAGAACGGGGATGTTTCAAGACCCAGGTGGGTGGGGATATGATTACTCGAACCATCCGGTATGGGAAGAAGGAAGCTGAAACCTTTGGGAAGGGAAGCATTCTTCCTCAAGGTGAGGATGAGCTGGAGACGATGGCTTGGTGGAAGTGGGCTTACACGGTCACCCATGTCCAGCGGTCCTTGGTTTCGGATCAGGTCAACTCAGGTCCGAGCAAGATTAAGGACTATGTCCAGACTAAGATAAGTGCAGCGAGGGAAGCGTTGACTGAGAAGGGTGAGGCTCAGATTAACGCGGCAATCGAGGTTGGCACGAATGACCTTCGTGCAGTTCTCGACCCGCACAGTCTTCTCAACATCTTCCCCTTACCACAAGCGACTTACATGGCTTCTCCTTACACTTATGGGAATCTCGGGTTTGTGAACTCGTGGTGGAGAGCTAAATACAAGGAAGCCACCGCAACTCCTGAAGAGAACCTCCTTGCTGACATGCGTAACCTTTACAACACGGTTGGTGACAACATTGCCCCTCCGAACATGCTTCTGACCACGCAAGAGATCTTCGAGCTTTATGAGGATTTCGTCATGGACAAGGTTCAGATTGTCACTGACGAATCTACCAAGCTCGCGAACCTCGGATTTGACGTGCTCAGGTTCAAGGGCAAGCCTCTTGTTTGGTCGAAGTCCGTCCTAGCGGATGCAATTCTGATGCTGAACACCGACCACATTGAAGTGGTTTATGACCCGACTCTCTGGTTTGAAATGAGTGAATGGCGCACTCCTCCTCGGCAGTTCGAGCGAGTTGCCTACATCGTCGCTGCGATGGAATTGATTTGCCCGCAGCCTCGGCGTCAGGGTCTGCTTCACACCATCAACTTAGGCTAATCAGGGATTGGTTATATCTGTATCTAGGTTGGAGATTGAAAGGAGACTGAACGTGGAAAAGCAACTGTTTGTGACGAAGGACATTACCCAAGTCAGTGCTTCGGACTTGGAAGGTGTAGGGACAGTTAGGTGGAAGGGTGGAAAGTGTTACCGTTGGGTACAGAACAAGCACACCGTGGCGACCGCAATTGGGGATCTCGTGTTCCACAGTTACGCCAACGGAGCTACCTTCCTGATGAAGGTTTACGATGGAGCTACTAACGATCTCGGAGCAATGGCTGGAGTTGCGGTGTCCGTGATTGCGGTAGATGGTTATGGTTGGATTCAGGCTAATGGAGTGAATGAGGCTGTTAGTGTCCTTAAATCCAACACCGCAATCGCGATTGGAGACAAGTTGAAGGGAGTAGAGGCTAAATTTTATGGTGTCCAGATGGTCGCGATGGGAGCTGCGGCAGTGCATGAACGGTACATCGAGGCGATGGCTACCTTGGTTACTACTGGTGCATCAGCTACTGCAACCATCAGGGGCTTTGTTAGGTGTCTGTAGGATAAGGGATTGGGTGGGGGGAGTCATTCTCCCCCCATCGAGTCTAGGAGAGACTAGGAAATGGTAGACGAGAAAGAGTTAATGATTGCGTGGTTAGCTGGATTATTTGATGGTGAGGGAAGTGTCTCTCTAGGATTACAGAATGAGAGGGCCGTAGAGGGTCGTGTAAATCTGGTTAATACTCGAAGCGACATTATCGCTTGGGTTCTTCATGTCTCTTCCTTACTTGAGTTACCACAACCGAAGGTGTACTGGAGAGAAGCGAAAGGTGGTCGGTCTGCTCAATGCACAATTAACTGGAGCGGTCAGAGAGCTGCTCGTGTCCTAGAGAAGATTCGACCTTACATGACGAATGGAAAACATTGTAGGAGAGCTGACATCTTCTGCCGCTACTATACTGTTGGTGGAAAAGGGAAACAGTTGAATCGAGAGTGGAAACGGCTTATTGAACAAGAAGCACTTGAAGGTGATAGACGGTCGGCTGCTTATTTAAGGAGGTTTTAATGCGAATCGCTCTGGGAATCCCCGTTAACGGTAGCGTGTTTGGTGAGGTCTATGGTTCTCACCTAGCCCTAACTGCGGAAATGGTCAAAGCAGGGGAGCTCACAATAGTGTCTCCCTTCACTGCACCCTCCGTCGATGAGGCCAGGGACTTCATCTGGAAGTATGCCCGTGAGTGCGACTACCTAGTGTTTGTCGACCACGATGTGCTACTTCCTGTGAACACGTTCTCGACTCTTCTTGAAGCCCTTCTGAGGAGGGGTGCTCAAGTAGCAGCGGGAAGGTACTATCTACGGGGATTCCCATATGCGAACATTTGGGGAATCCGACACGGAAAAGGGTATGCATTTACCGAAACCGAGAAGGAAGCTGAGATTGATGGGTGTGGACTTGGATGTACACTAATCGACATTAAGTGGGTCGAGGCTAATCTAAAGCCTCCCCTTTTTGTGACAACTCGAGATGAGCAGGGTCGGACGATTGGGACGGAGGACTATTATTTCTGTCGGAAAGTCAAGGAAGCAGGGGGAAAAATAATTGGAGTTCCGAGTGTGGATTGTGGTCATGTTGAAACTAGGCGGACAGTGGTTACTAGCAGGAATGGAGACCTCCTTCGTAAGATGGAACTGGTAGGGGATCTTGAATGAATAAGGTAGCGTTGGTTGCTTATGTAGCAAAGCTTATCGGAAGGCCCGGATATGACACTGATATCGGGACTTCCCTCGACCTTGCTTTGGAAGAGATTGGGCAACGTCATGACTTCAAAGCAATGCGGACCTTTCCATCCAATGTGGCAATCACGGTTGCGGTAGATAACTCTTATGCCACAATCCCGACACCTTACCTGAGATTGAGGTCCGTGGCTATCTTCCGAGACCCGAACATTCATCACGTTGATATCAAGACCCTTCGGTGGATTCGACGGGAGTATCCAGATTTGACCAGCAGCAGGTACATGGGATATGAAGCATCAGGAAAGTTCTACTTCCGACCAGATCCACTTTCAGGAGATAAGGCAATGTTCGTAACCTCTACCGCTCCAGTTTGGACTGCAGCGGGAGCGGACTTCACTCAACCGATTCCTGGAATTGATCGAGTTCTTGTCTCGTTCGCGGCGAGTCAAATGTTCGAACAACTCGAAATTCCAGTAACTGCTGAGAGATGGAGAGGGAGGTTTGAGGTTGTCCTCCAACGAGCAATCTCTTCTGATATGAGACAGAACCTCCTTCAGAAACCGATTCTCGTCTCGGTACCTTCAGACCGGCTTGAGGACCTTCTTGGAGACTGGCCTGAAAGCCTAGAGGTATAAAATGGCAGAAGCCGCTCTTCACGCTAGACCTGAGTATGATTATGATGTCATCGAGGGAGACATCCATCGAAGGATGCTACACTTTGATTACTCCTTTGATGAGAGTTTGATTCCGGCGATTGGAACCTTACTTACAGGAACTGACACGCTCTTGTTCTCACTAATCAGGAATGAGTCTCGCCCTGACCCGAAGTCGACTGATGGAAGACGAAGGCTTCTAGTCAAAGTGTTTGAGAGGACCGAATATGTCACTTAAGCGAAAGTTCGTTCGAATCCTCGACGAGGACCGTTCGGCAGACTATCGTCGGATGGGTTCGGACGTTATTGAAGTCTATGAGTGTCCGAACACGGATATTGCAACTCATGTTGCTACTCTCCGGTTAGCAACATTCACGGGGTTTGGACTTACTGGCTTAACCTGTAGAGAGGTCGCAGCGAAAGAGCATGCTCCTAGAAGGAATGTTGCGACGATTGAAGTGAAATACTCGAACAAGTTCTCTGGTGGTGGGGGAGCAGTCCTTCGAAGGACCGAGAATATTGGAAAGGCGGTTGTTCGGATTATTCCGGTGATGTCGAAGGCGAGGACTCCTGAAATCGCTGGGAACCTTCTCTGGGAACAATTTCCAGAAGGTGAAGGAGCAGCAAGAAAAATCTATCGGTGGGTTCCTGCGAACGAGGATGACGAGAGGTTCTGGATAGATTCAAGGTTCGCTCTAGTTATTGTAGAGTGTGCGGTACTCTTGAGCAGTACTCTGGTTGCTGCGTGGATGGCTCTGATTGGCCAAACAAATGCTGCTGCCTGTGAGAAACTAGGGAATGCAGGTGCGAAGACTCTCTTGATGCTGGCACCTGAGATTCAAGTTGAAGCAGGTGACACGATTGCGATGGCAAGAATTAATTTGATTTATAGTTCCCAGAAATGGGATTCAGTCAAGGCAGAAAAGGAAGTGATAGAAGTCGTAAATGTAGGAGTATCTGGTGAGACTCCTGTTATTCCAGTTCCTGTCTGGGCAAAAGTCGGAGGAGAGCCAACTGTTATTCCATTCACTGAGGGTGATTTCTCAGCAATCAATGCACTAGCGACATGGTACGCCACATGATGGACTCCGAAAAACTCCTGAAACTTCTCCCTGAGCTCCAGGCTCTCGCAGGACAACTTCCTGCGATTGAGGAGCTTCTCGCACGTGCTCCAGCTGAGGTCAGAGATAAGATTAAGCCAATCGAGGAATTCCCCGAACGCAAACGAAGGCAAAGTGAGATTCAAGCTCTGGTTATTGACCACATTTGGGCGAAAGCTCAAGCGAATTCGAGGAAGGATGGAGATGGTTACTGGAGAGTCTCGGTCAAACGGGTCACCTCGAAAGAGGGGACTACAGAGGTTGGAAGTGCGTTTGATATACTCTTGTCTGGAGTACAGGGGGTTGAGACTGGAAATGTCTTACCTGCGATATTGAGTTACTTTCCATCAACCGGAGATTACTCGGATAGATGGATTGGCTTTTCGGCCATAACAGGATTTTGGGCTCGGCTGACAAGTGAGGCCGGTGGAGGATACTATTCCTGGAAGCGCCTAAAGGATGATGCTGCGACAGATTACTCCCCTGCACAGACTGGCAC